TTATAATATTTTTTACTGCTATCATTTATACAACTCGTTTAAATCTTGTGTTGTAATTACTCGCGAAGGTGACCAGAGGGGGCACATCACCTTGTTAACATCCGACGAGTATTTCTTTCTAGGAACCAACTCAAGTCTGGCCATTTCTCTAAACACTCCCGCTCGCTGTTGTTCAGTTGGCAACTGCTCACTTAACTCTATCACGTATTGATTACCGAAGTGGTAACTAAAGCTGGTCCACGATTCCCCAGGTAGGTCGTCAGCGTGAACATATTGAATTACTAACGGCTGCCCATTGATTGTTTTACCACGGTCGTATGCCATGTTTACAAATTCAGTTACAAAAGGAACTATTTCATTGGGAACCCACGAATATGGGTGGCTGGAGTCAGAGAGGTAAAAAGTGTCTTTGTAAATTACTGTTCGGTCGTATACCGTTACTGTTACGGTGTCGTGAATTGTTTTTACAACTTCAATCGTATCGTAATGGTGTATGTTATTTATTACCGTATCAGTTTGAACTAGGACTATAGTATCGTAATGATTTACTATCTTTTCAACTTCCTTAATGATAATGCTGTCGCGGGTAACTACCTGAATCAGTGTATCAACGGTATTGATAGTGTTTATTATTGTATCACGAACAATTACCTTAACTTCTACGGTATCTGTCAGCACTACCGTATCTTTCTGAATGATTACGGTAGGTGCGAATGCCTGACTAGGACTGGTCAGAAAAACTGTATCTAATTTAATTATTTCTTCATAGATAGTTTCGGTGCAGGATCCAAGAACCAGCATTGAAATTGCAAATAACATTATGAGTGTTTTCATTTTAATTAATTTTTTAGTATACAACTTTCAATAGAATCATAATAAATCGTTTTCCCACCACCTCTCCATTGGAACGCTTTACCCGTTTCTAAATCGATTGTTTGTTCTGGTAGCTGACCTAATTCTGTTACGTCAGGATATCCAACGTTATCATATTCTAATTTGACTCTCCATATCAAGCGACTCAGAAATTCTGTTGTGTGTTTTGTATTTATACTATCAAGCCATTTATTCCCTGTTAAAGATTCATTAATAAACTCTTTAAATCCTAGTTCATCTATAGGCCGAAACTGTTCAATTAAAGTAACCTTTGTTCTTGCTCCGTCCATCCAAAAAACAAAACCAGGTTTATATTTTGAAATCTGACCATAAGAATCACACGAACTAAGCCATATCATTAAGGCAGTCACCCATGCGAAAGAGATCAGGAAAAAGAGGGACTTATTGAGGCGTTTCATTTGGTATTGGTTAGAACTTATTTCTATGCAATAAATTTGCTAAACTTTTTGGGTGCTTGAAATCCCCAAATTCAGCGAGTAGGATATTAATCAACTCAATTCGCCGTGTTAATACCTCGCTTAGTTTAAGATCCGATTCTTGAACTATCCTTTGCTTGCGCTGCATTGATGCTTTTTTACGCTTCAGTTGATAAAGAAATTCAGAGGTAGACATCATACATCACGTTTTTTAGCTTTGCACAGACAGCTTTTATATTCTAAATCTTGATCGCAGATTACCATGAAGTCCCAATCAGGGCACCAGTGGTAAGTTGGATTGGTTGCGCGAAGTAGTGCCATAGCTAGCTTACTTTCGGACTCGGTTCCGGTTTCCGCAGTTCTAAGTAACCTTTGTTTATTCTTAAATGGTTCAAGATTCATGATTTGTATAGTTTTTTTAATTCGCCTAAAATCTCATCGCCATAGTTTATCAATTGCATTTCACTTTTTGCAATTACTTCAATACGTCGGTCCAGCCATAGGTCTAATCTTTCCTTTCGATGTTTTTGTAGGTCTTCGTATTCTCCAACAGTAAGGCCGCTTTCAAATAGGAATTTTGCGGCAGCTTTAGCATCTTTCTTCATAACCCTTTACCGTTTAAGTGTTCTTTATACCATTCACTGTACTTCTTTACATGGGCGTCATAGTTCTCAAAATCATATTGAAGATTGAAATCGTGTTCGTCTAATGAATCAGGAAGTCTTTGCGCTGTTCGTGGCTCGAACGAATTTTTAATCCATGCAAACCTCCTTTCGCGCATATAATATTCTTCTGGCGTTGTAACTGGGTACGGTTCTGGTTTAGGTGGCAGGACTTGCCCGGCTTTCTCAACTTCCGTTACACGTGGGAAATTGTTAATCATTGGCATACTATCAATCAACGCTCTTAACTCAGCTAACCTCTTCTGGCGTTCTTCCCCGGTTACGGGTATCCATTCAGCCTTTTCCTTTTCTTCATGTTTTTGAAGTGCTTTTGTAACCCAATCAACCTTAGCCTTGTCAGGATTAATTTTATTCAGCTTGTTTGACACAAACCGGCGCGACTCTTCAATAGGTGGGAACGGCCTGTTTTGATCTGCTGAATGGATTGTGTATACATCGTCGCATACTTTTTTAAATGTTTCAGGTTTGTGGTTCATTATCACGCGCTCATACCATACGTAATTCGAACAGAGTTCTTTGAAAAAGTCAGCAAAACTAATCATGCGAATGAAAGTTGAAAGTCTGTTTTGTATTTCCCGACAGTTGCAAGGTTTTTAATAGCTTGCTTGTAGTAGCTTTCTTTAAGCTCAACCCCAATAGCCTTACGATTCAATCTCACTGGACTGAATACTTCAGAACCTACACCCATGTAAGGGGTTAAAACAATCTCCCTTGGATTACTCCACAACTCAACACAACGGTCAATAACATCCAATTGCAAAGGATGTACGTGCTTTTCGTCGTCTTCATCTTTAGATTCACGGTACTGTAAAACTTCATCTATTCGAATGTCATCCCAAACACTGGATGCGTACCGTTGCCACGTGATATGACTAAGTTTGTTTTCTCTTGGATCACCATCAAAGGCTAACCACTTTTTTCTAAACTCATGATAATGTCCATAGGTTTCGGTATGTTCTTTTAGGAAAGGCGTATCCCCTGCGTAGTGGGTTAAACCAAAAGGATGCGTTACTGGAACTTCGTTTGTTCCTTCTTTACGAAAGATCATCAAATAGTCAGGCATCGCGGTAAAGCACTGTGTTGCATCCTCAACAATTAGTTTGTGCATCAAAGATTTAACCATTGTTCTCATGCGAACTTTAAGAGGTTCCTTCCAGATGGTTATCTGATCCTGCCAGTCGAAGCCGTGTTTATCATGAAGTTTGGCGACCTCATTGGGAAGGTTCCACATTTTACCGGTCTTACTATCTTTGATGTTTGTAACATGGACAGCGGTTATCCTTCCGGGCTTTGTTAACCTGGCAATCTCCTTAACAGTAAATTCATACATTTCTAAAAACTGTTCTTTGGTTTCACAATTAGAGTGGTCAAACTCGCTCGAACTGTAGTTATAAAGTCCAGCGAAAGGAGGTGAATACACTGAAAGGTCAATAGACTTTTCCGGTAGTTGTTGCATGACATAAACACAGTCTGAATTGTAGATTGAATAATCTTCTGTTATTAATTGATCCTTAACCATGACGGGGTAATTAAAGGTTTAGTAAATTCTTTTGGTTTGATATTGAAGTTCTGATGTAGGTTGCTATTTAACTTATTGAATAGTTCATTTGCTTTATCGGTTTTGGCAAGCAAGGAATCTAAGATCCTACGTTGACCGTCGGAATAAACAAGGTCTACAAATACTTCTCTTTGTTGACCAAACCTCCAAAACCTACGGATAGCCTGATAGTATTGTTCATAGGAGAATGAAGGAAAATAAACAGTGTGGTTGCAGTGTTGCCAGTTCAATCCAAAGGCCGTCATCTTTGGTTTAGTGATTAGTTTTTTAATCCCTCCCGAAAAGAAAGTTAAGAGTAAATCTTCCTTTTCATCAATGGACATTGAGCCTTTTATTTGGTATGAGTTCTTATCTAGCTTTTGAATAAGATCACCCTCATCATTTAGATGGCACCAATAGACAGACGTATCGTGATGATTAGCTAATGATACAGCAAGCTCGCAACGGCTTTCAACAGTGGCCCGGCGTTCTGCGTTGATTTCATTATTTGTTTTAGCAATGATGTTGAATAGTTGATGCTGGCCTTCAATGACTAAAGGTTTTTTATTATGTACCTTGTGATGGTTTACTATTAACTTAGGAAGAATAAATCTACTGTCATCAAATCCTAAGTCGCTAGGTTTGCGCATTGAGATGGACCATCCCGAAACCCACTTAAAAAAGTTCTCTTTAGCGTGGCCTTTCAAAATCCATTCTGTGCCTATGTTCATCGGGCTGATGGTATCTTCATTGTTAGTGAAGAACTTAGTAAGCATATCGGTATAACCTAAATATCCTAAAGCTTCCGAGCTTGTCCCTAGTTCGATGAAATCATTCGGGGAAGGGGTAGCAGTGAACAGGTAGCGGTACTTTACCTTTTTAAGGAAGGAAGTAATTTCTGATCTTATCGCCCCATCGAAGTTTTTAAGTATTGAACTTTCATCCAGTATCACGCAGTCAAAGTCCTGCCAGTTGAATTTATTAAGACGCTCATAATTACAGACAACTATCTTTTTTGTGAACTTGCCGTCTTTGGAGTATTCGATGTCGTCAATATCGAATTTGATTCCTTCCTTAACGAATTGGAAAGCAACGGCGAGGGGAGTAATAATCAGTACTGGTTTATTTGTGTGCCTGACGTAGTTTACCGCGTGGGTTAGTTCGATGATGGTCTTTCCTAGTCCGGTATCCAGGAAGTTTGCGCACCGGCCTTTGTTAACTGAATAGTCAGATACGTATTCCTGAAAGTCAAACAATCCTTTAGGCTTCCAGGTGCATGGGATGCCGTAGTTATTCGCAGTGTGGCGTTTTGATTCAATAAATTGATCGTAGTTCATAATCCTTTTAATTTTCTAAGCTTCTCAACTTCCTTCCTGTAGTAAGCTGTCATTACGTCGATCTCGAATTGATCCCTTTTACAGGTCATTCGACTCATGACTTCTAATTTCTCCCAGGTTTGCGGACCGTACCTTTTGTTGACTTCTTCTTTGTAGACTTCTCGTTTCCCACCTTCAAAGCCGTTGCAGCGCTTGCATTGTGCCGCCACATTACGCTCGTCAAACTTAGTCGCTTTATGCTGGCGCGGTATTCCATGCCCGGCATCAAATCGTTTCCAGTTGGCCGTAAACCCGCACGTAAAGCACGTGATAATGCCCTCAGAGTTTGCGTCACGGAGACGGATATATTCACTGAACACCTTCCAGAGTTTGTCATCGTTCATCCGAGTAATTGTATAAGCTTTAACTTTTCCTTTGTGGCTAAAATCAATTGTTTGGCTATCAGGTCATGAAACTCAGCATCCGGCTTAATCTCAATGTGCGTTAACTTATGCTGCTCATGCTTCATTCTGGGATCATAAGTACAAAAGTGGCAAAGTCCAGTTCCTGTAAACATCATGTTAGCCTGGCACTGCACCCAATAGGGGAAGTAATTGCGCCTTACGTCAAATTGATCTGTAAGTAAAAGGTAATCAATTTGGTTCTTTGAGTCGAAAGGACATTTTATTTCGAGTATGGCGTTACCTTCAACCAATCTATCAGGACTTCCACCCGCGTGATCGGTGTACTTGTAGAAGCCCGTCTTTTCGATTGAAAGCGACTTTTTCTCCGAGAAGTATGTTGCCGCCTCTTCTTCGTGTTCGTTGCCCCAAACTAAAGGAAATGCGTATCCTTGGCTTTTAGCTGTTCCAGTTAGAACTTCGGCTACCTTTTCAGAAACATAAGTAAGGGCGGCGTCCGACAATTTACTGTAGTCGTAAACCAGCTTTGCCGAACTGCCCTTACCAGACTTTGGCCGCTCTCTCAATTCGGCCTCGGTCATCTCCCGTTTGCTAGGCTCCATCAATCGGTGTATCTCTGAGGCGGTGAACCGTCCTATCCTTACCGCGTCCCATTCAAAAGTGCCTTGCTCAATCCATTTATTGGCTGTTCTTTCATCCAGCAAATCATCAAAAAAAGTATCCATCTTATGCCGGTTTAGGGGTTTTATCAATCAATAGTTTTCTAACCTTTTTAATAGCCTCAAGGTACAGGCGTTGGCTAGGTTCTGACTTCCAATTATCTGGATGTATTTTAGTAAATGTGCCGTCCAATTGAATTAGTTGGTTGTAATGCTTCATGAACTCAGCGTGTAAAATATCGATGCTTATTTCAACCTGGTATCCATCGACATCCCCGTCAGTTGTCGAAAGTCCGAGCGCCCCGATTAAGGTGTATCTTTTTAGGTATTCAATTGCCGATCCTCTTTGCTGGATCTTATTCTTTTTACCTGAGTCGTCAGGGGTCGCGGTCATTGTAGTTTGTTCCGTGTGGCCGTCAATGTGCGTAACCAAGCAAGTTACTTTGATTTCTTCCTTGTTGTCGGCGATCTCCCAACGATAAGACAAACCACAATCCCGGCACGTGTCTTTGATCTGGCGAACTACATCGGAAAGCGGAGCGTAATTGTATTTAACTTCATTAAAGGCAACCGATTTGCTTTTCCTGATCTCAGGTACTTCCGATTGAAACTTCGCCAGAGCGGAAAAGAAAGCCTTTCGGGCCTGATCGGACTCCCATGCTTTCTTCATTTCCATTAGCTGGCGTAGTTTGTCTACATCCAAATTCTTGTCAACGGCCAGCGTTAAAAGCTGCGCTGGGTTAAGTTGTTCTTGTTTTACTATTTCTTCAGTCATATCGTTTTGTTTTAAAAAGTAGCCGGACTAGGTGTGTCGTCATGTAACCCTCAAAGCCGTTTATCGGTTTAATGTTTGTTCGTATGGGTTGTAGGCTTTCCTTGGCCCTCTCCCTGGATTAACAATAAAAAATTTGTTATTGAAATCAGAGTCTATAATGTATCCAGCCTCCTCAAATAAAGTAATGTATCTATAGGCTGTTCGCTCTGTCTTTTCCAATTGCTGTGCTATTTCTTTTATTGTCATTCTCCTGACTTCAAGAAGCTTTAAAAGCGTTATACATCTTAAAAGTTTCCGATGGAATTGACGGTCGCCGGTTAATTGTCTACCCATTGTTTTTAATGTTTAATTCGGAAAGGCACTCACCCGGTTAATTATCTGTAACTTTATTCATCTCTTCGATGTCCTTCTTTGCATTTAATAGTTGAGTTTTCCATAGAATAAAGGCGTCAAGCTGTTTACTCATTTCATTTTCATGCTCATGCTTTAGACTTGAATCTTCCCAAAAGTCAATCGCAGAAATGCCATAATTTACATCCTGAATCTTTGCTTCAATTGCATATAATAAAAAATCAATTTGTTCAGTCGTGAACTCATTTAGTTTTGTGTTGTACAGCATAGTTTTAGATTATTACAATGTATTTATTTCCAACAATATCTACAGTTCCTTCGAATTGCAAAGCAAAGTAGTGTGCTTCGTATGCATTCGAGAATTCATACACTCTCTGGCGAAGTGAAGCGAGGAGTAAAAATGCTAAGATCTTTTTCATGGTTTAAAGAAGTTTTAGGTTTTAAGTATTTCGGACTACACCTGTTAAACAGCCACAAAATAGCGACGGTAATCAGGATGAATAATATTAGTGATGATAGTTTTCTCATTTCTTTAATTCTTTAACACAAGCACTGTAAGTAACACCGTTCATAATAGGATCTTCTCCCCGGTGGTTGTAGTTGTATTCCCAGAAAGATTCTATTCCTTTGTTACATCTTTTACAACCGGCTCCAGTACATTCACCGCACAGTACGGCGTTTTCAAAGTACTTGCGGCGGTAGCTTGCAACAGGGTTACCGTTTTCAAACTTAGCTAAGATGGTCTCACTAGGAATAACGCCTACAGCTGCCAAATACAGCCCTACGCGGGTTTTAACCAGGTAAGCATAACCGCAATGTCTGGATAGTTCCTTAGCTTGTGCCTCTGCTAAATATTGGTTGTGTGTTGCGGTGGTTTTCATAGCTGTTTCGATTAATTGATTAACTTGATGTGAAGATATTACAAAGTATTACGCAAGTCAAGTGTTTGGTGAAATATTTTTTCAGTATTTCATTTTACCTCCGAAAGTCCTCATAAATTCAGTCCTTACAAGTGCGTCGCAAACTTCGTTAAACTCATTATCGTTATGCCCCTTTACCCATTGTACTTTAGCTATCTTCCTATATTGGAATAGTTGCCGCCATAGTCCGCTATTCTTTACAGGCTCACCTTTAATCATCCATCCTTTCAATACCCATTTGTGCATCCATGAGGTGAATCCATTGGCGACATAGGTACTATCCGTATAAATAGTGATGTTACTTCCGCCCATCTCCTGAGCGTGCTGGATGGCCTGTAATACAGCCATGATTTCCATGCGGTTGTTTGTTGTGTGAACCTCATATCCGGATTTCTCGTGGTAGGGTTCGGTGCAGACGAATGCCCAAGTTCCTTGACCTGGATTAGGTTCACATCCGCCGTCGGTATAGTATACTAATTTCATATCTTGACATAGACCGTCTAACTCTGAAAAGCCCCAAGAGGGCCATCAGGTAGGCATGAACCATTACTCAGTATGATAGGTATAAGCATTACACCAAAACTACCACGAATAAGCTCCAAGAATGAATTGTTTTAATTTCATCGACCCCGTTGACACGGTCAAGTCAGCGCGGGGATTTTTCCATTCTCACTGAGATAGTTATTAGTTTTTATGTACCTTTTGTTTGTCTTTCCTTATCACCGGCTCAATCTTCTCACTACTTCAAACGGGAGAGGACAAAAGGAAACAACGGAATTTTGGGATGGTAGGCAATTCCAAGTGCAATTATGTCCTGCCATCCTATAACCGTTAACTGGGTGTAAAAAGCAGAACCCGATGAGGTCGGGCAGGCACCTTCCCCCATCGGGTTCTTAAATTTCCTAATTGAGCACGTAAAGATACGTGGCCTGCCTCAAAGTACCAAATGTAAATATTTTCCTGATACCGCCAAATAAATCTTAAAGAAAGTTTGCAAATAATATTATAAAGTAATACCTATGCATAAAGTTTACAAGATATGAGGAACGTTTTAATTCAAGCCAAAATTGAGCAGGAATTGTATGATTATTTGAAGGGACTCCCGGCTGTTGATGACAAAGGCTTGAGCAATTACATTCGCAGAGCGTTGATACAACGTAGTAAATACACGCCAAAGAAAGTTAAAATTTGAACGTAGTAAAGTACATCCAATGATAACGAAAGATCAATTATTAGAATTTGGTATGGTAATGACTGATAATCCGGCTGTTCCAATGAAAAAGGTTATCGGCCAATCAAATACCGATGAGCTTTCAGATATGTTAATAGCGGTAACCATGTACACCAACAGCCCTATTCTTGCAATCATTCTTCCTGATGGAGGTATGTTGACTTTGAATCCAAAAACCATTAAGGATCTGAAGAAAATTGAAGAACTGATTATGACCTTTGAACCAGTATTTTGAGTTTTCACACCATAAAGCTAAAGCATGACTAACCAAAAGCCAAAAGTGCTTAAATCTCCAGATAGGCAAAATCTGATTTCTTCGGTAGTTAAATTGCATTACAAGCCTGGAAAGTTTTACTGGACAGAAAGCGGTATCGTTAAAAATAATACCGAATGTTATTGGATGCCAAAGTTTCCAAATTAGTTAATCCACTGAAACAAATGAGACATAGTTTCCCGAAGCAAGGTAAAGTAAACGTAGAAGTTATCTACAAAGGACTGACATACACAATCAACAACGAGCGTCACGGTGAAGTAGAGCTTTGGAGAAACGGTAAGTTTGCATTTTGTGCCAAACAGTTAAGTAACGGAACAATAAGAAAATTATGAACGGACTTATACATATGCTTGATTTAGATTTAATCAACGACTTGAAACAAAAACCCATGAAACCAACACGTTTCCAAAAGGAACTACAGAAAGAAATCGACCGTCTCGAGTCCATCGTTTTAACCGAGGAGCTTAAAGAATCACTCGCCAGAGAACGTAAAGAAGTAGCTAAGAAGCAAATAGAGAACCTTAAAAGTAGTAACGGAGCGTATGCCAGTTTATGAGATTTTTAATAATTAGTATTATATTCTTAGCCTCCTGTTCCGGTGAAGATCCTAAACCCCAGAAGCCATGCGAGCAAATTAAAATAGAGCTTGAAGCTGCTCAAAAAGCCCTTGTAGAGCATTATGCAAAAGGATCTGTAGGCAATCAAGATGTATGGTTAAACACATTAAATAACCTTATAAGTACAAGAGATGAGAAACAAGCAGAATACACTTCGAGATATTGTTTATGACGTATTTAGCTCACATAACTTTTAGAATACCAGAAAAATTATTATTTATACCTCTGCATGTGTACAGAGATGGCACTTTATTAGTTGAAGCTGATTCCACAAAAGAGGCTAATGACAAGGTAAAAAAGGTTAAAAACTATTATTACCACTATTTAACGAAACCTTTATAATAAAATAAGTTTAGTAAATTGCTTAAATGGATGCCGAACAAAACGGACACGATCGGAGAGAAAACGGAACATTTGCACCTGGTAATAAGGCTTCTATTAATCGTGGGCCAAACAGGATTTCACTAAAGGTAAAAGACTTCTTTGTTCAGTTCCTGGAAGATAATGTAGATGGTATTCAGGAATCATTTGATGAACTTAAACCACTTGAAAAGCTCCAATTCATTGCAAATATTCTCCCTTATGTGGTTCCCAAATTGTCATCATCCCAAACAGAAAACAATACCAAATTAAGCGGTGGAATATCAATTAGCTGGTCCGAGCCTAAATTACGACATACCGATGATAAAGGTAGCAACGGAGTCGTATTGGGCCTACAAGAAGGGTTACAGACTAATAGCGAATCAAGGGGGGACTCGCTCGGGGAAGACATACACGATAGACCAACTACTGATAGCCCTGGCGCTTAAAGAGAAATGCAGTATCTCAATTACATCAGTAGCCTTTCCCCACCTAAGAAGGGGCGCCATGCGGGATTGGAGAACAATAATGGAAAATAGTGGACTCTATGACCAAAACCATCACGTACGTACAGAACAGGTTTATAACTATCCGAACGGCAGTTACATCGAGTTCTTTTCAAGTGACAATAACCTCAAGGTTCGTGGGCCAGGAAGAGATATTTTGTTTTTTAATGAAGCGAACCTCACCGACTTCGATACCTTCACCCAGCTTATGCTGCGAACTAGAAAGTGCATCTTCATCGACTTCAATCCGGCTGACGAGTTCCATTGGATCTATGACAATATCCTTACACGAGAAGACTGCTACTTCATCAAATCAACATACTTAGACAACCCATTTTTACCTCATGAGCAAGTCAAAGAAATCGAAAACCTCAAGAACGTTGACAGTAACTTTTGGCGGATTTACGGTGAAGGAGAGCGCGGACATTCTGAGGGGGTTATCTACACACATTGGCAGCCTTTTCACGGATCAGGTGCAGCACAGAGTGTTTTCGGACTCGACTTCGGTTACAATAATCCTACGGCCCTCGTCAGAGCCTATGAAGTTGATGCATCTCTCTACTGGAAAGAGGAGATCTACCAAAGTCATCTTACAAACTCAGACCTCATCCCAATGATTAAACAAATAGTCAAACCCCATGAGACAATATACTGCGATACAGCAGAGCCTAATAGGATTGAAGAGCTTAGGAGGGCAGGTATTAAGGCTATCCCGGCAAACAAAGACGTTAAACTAGGGATTGACTTCATCAAAAGCCGGAAGCTATTCATTCATTCAGGATCAGCCAACCTTTTAAAGGAAATTAAGAGCTACAAATACATGGATCAGGGTAAAAGAGTAGGAAATGAGCCTGAGATACCTTTAAAACTCAACGACCACGCGATGGATGCGGCAAGATATGCCAGTATATCGTTTAAGAAAGCTAAAACAGGACTTAATATGTCCTTTCACAGATGAGCGATCTTTGGTTATTCATTGGATGGTTGTCAATGGCCTATGTGTTTGGGGTTTTTATGGGTTATTTGGTAGGTACCAATGGATTCAAAAACCGCTCAAAGGCTCGAATTTCCAGACGCAAGACAAAAAACTATGAATCAAATACAGGAAGAAATGATAACATTTAAGATCAACAAAGAGAAGTTTAAATTACCTACATCGTGGCAAGATGTTACATATCAGCAATACGTTTACTTGCTTTCACTTCCAGACTCATTACTCCACCAAATAAACCTTTTCACTAAAATAGGCTTAGACATATTATTCACCGCTGAACTTAGAAACCTGGAGCAGATCAGTACCGCTTTATCATTCTTGAACATCGCTCCGAAAGTTGATGAAGAAAAGCCAACTCGCATGGTTGGTAAGTTCACCTTACCAAAAGATTGTACCATTGAATCACTAGCACAGTTTGAAGACTTGAGAGGGCTACTACAAAAACGCCCACCGGATTTGTCAACTCCAGATAACCGGGTGAAATTTGCTGAACTGTGTTTGGAAGCTTGTGCTATTTACATTCAGAAACTTAAAGACGGTAAATACGATTCTTTGAAAGTTCCACAAGTTAAGGATGATTTGAGGGATGAAAGCTGCCTTGAAGTCATCCAGTCGGGTGGTTTTTTTTTAGCCAAGCCACTACATACATCAATGAATATGCGGCTTCGCTACCAGAAAGTAATGCAACGGCTGAGGAGGTTGCTGCTGGACTTACCAGGCTATCAGAAGTCTTTGGATTTTCTGCTACACTCTTCGAAGCAGGGGAAAGAATGAGTGTAAACCCTCAACACTTTATGGAGTGGAGCGCTAGGGAGTTCTGGCACATGATACGGTATCACTCATGGAAAATGGACGCAACAAGGGAATATTCTAAAATAATGGCTGAAAAGAAATAGATTTTGTGCATATTTGATACCGATGTCACATCAATCGGTAAGATTCCTTTTACGCGACGTTTCAAACTCATTAGCAGATAATATCGAATTCAAAGGCGGTAGGGAGACAGAATTTAACAATCTCATAGCCAATAAGTCAAATAAAACGCACTACCGTTGGCTTCTACCTTTATCAGCTACGCGCTCGCCGCTAAACAATCAGACAAGAACTAAGACCTGGGCCGTTGCCATTCTTTTCATGCAGCAGGACGCCTTCGACGCTAGCGCGGAACAGACCAATATTATCCATGACGCCACTGATTTAGCTGTAGACAAGTTCATTCAACGGTTAGATGATTGGTCGATGACTGAACAGGATAACGTGGGTGATGTGACTATAGAAAACATTCGGCAGGATCCATTTTACAAAGATCAGGCTGGTGTCTACTCCGGTTGGTTAGTTCGGTTTAATCTGATTACCCCTGATGCATTCGAATACTGCACCCCCGACAACATAGCCATTTACGACAATGGATTTAATTGAGATTCTTAACGAGCAAGGTATTGAGTTAGTCAACGGAATACGGGCTAATCTAGGATCTACAGGAACGAATGCCACTTTAAAAACTTCACAGAGTTTACGATTCGAAATAAGTCAAGAGGGGACGAAGACCAGGTTAAAACTATTCGGGCGTCCTTTTTTTATGACTGTTGAAACCGGGCGAAAGGCTACACCAAATAAAAAACCTTCGCGGGAGTTTATTGAGAACCTTAAACCGTGGGTAGAGGCCAGGGGGATTCCGGAAGGCGCTGTCTGGGCTATAGCTACGAAAATTAACAAGCTAGGAACGAATCTTTTCAGGGCCGGCGGAAGGGAGGATATAGTGGAACCTCCGGTTGATAATTTTATAAACAACGTAGGGCAAGCTCTACTCGACTCGAAAGCGGATGATTTAGTAATGAAAATAAAAGATGGTATCAGTAGTTAAAACACCACAAGGACACAAGATAATAGATCAGGCTATTGACGCTTTCATTGGTGACGCTTCAGGTGACGCTGTTGTAGTTTTCGACTATCATTCACTGACTACAGGAGATTACATTTACGTTACTTCAGACATTGACGAGTACAACGGCTTTTGGTATGTCGAAGTGGCCAGCTACAGGGAGTTTCAACTAAAAGAACACGCTGACGCTGACTTAGTAGAATACTACCAGGATGCTGACATAGAATATTATAGGACGCAACCACATGACTGGAGTTCAATATTCCTTCCAATAGTTTACAAGATCACAAATAACCGTTGGCCGTTAAATACAGCAGATACCGCGAGAACGGTTTCAAGTCAGGCCGATGATAATGGCTTCACAGAACTAACACTTTCGGGTGATCTTAAAGCTGAAGGAGCCAATATGCT